TACAAATACGCAAGAATGTCATTTAAAGTAGCTTGTGTAGGTAATAAGAAGTGCCTAGTTGATTACAGTTATGAGAAAGATAATGACTATAAGTATCTTGCATGGGAAGAAGTAGGAAAATCTCTAGGGCGTGGAGTAGTTGAAGAAGGGTTTGAATCACAAGCGTGGACAAACGATGCCGTTATTACTATGAAGAACGCCTTGGAACTTGCTTCTAAAGTAATTCTTTATACTGACTCGCAAAAGATTTCAGGCAACGCTATCACAGGAGTAGACCATGGACATATCTTTCAAATGCAGAAAGGCGATCAGCTTGGACAACTTAACTTGGGGGCTAATTCAATGCCTCAATACGAAAACCTTATTGGACTATGGGATACGCAATACAACAAAGTTTCATCTACCTTTGATGCCAACACAGGGGAAGCACCTACATCAGGAACTCCATACTCACAGACAGCTCTACTTAATCAAGTAGCTAATAGCCCTTTTGAATACCAACGTGAAATCTGGGGTATCTTTCTTAATGAAATCCTTAATGACTGGGTTAAGCCACACTTAAAGAAAAAGATTATGAAGAAGCATTATCTTGTATCAGAGTTTGACGACAAGGAACTTAAAATGATTGATGAATCTATTTCAGAGTTTGAAGCTAAGAAGATGCTTAAAGAAGCCCTTCTTAAAGGTAAAACAATGAGCCGACAGGAATACTTAGAAGCCAAAGAAGCTATCATGGGAGCTTTTGCAGATATTGGAAGCAAGCGTGAAATGGATATTCCACAAGGCTACCTAGACATTGAAGGTAATATCACAGCTAATATCACAGGCGAACTAAAGAACAAAGGAGCTATCCTTCAGTCTCTCGATAACATTATGCGAACTATCGTGTCATCATTTAACCCAAATACAGGACAGTTTGGAGTATTACAAGACCCTATCTTAAATGAAATTATGGGACAGATTGTAGAATTGTCAGGTGTCCCCCTTTCATTTGGACAGATTAAAGCAACCAATACTAAAGCAGTTCAATTAGCAGACCCTACTATGATGAGTGCAGGACAGCCAGCTCAACCAATAACCGCATAATATGAATAACCTACTAGATGTATTTAATGGAGACAGAAACACCAAAGAAGCTCTTAAAGAGTTTATGCTATCTGTAATCGAACAGGAAGCTCTAGGGCGAATGTTTAAAGGTGAAGATGTATCTCACATCAAAGACGCTAAACTATTATTAGATAAAACTTTTCAGGAATTAGAAAATGCTTTTACAATCAAACAAAAACCAAGAGAGACAACCAATCCAGCGAGGTAATCTCAATGACCCTAGAGAAAAGGAAAGACTGCTTAAACAATATGCAGGTATCTTTAAGAATGACATCAAAGGGTTTGCAGAAAGAGTTATAAGGAAAGCAAAGAAGCAAACCAATTTCTCACGTTAATAGTGACCAAAGAGTTTGTTATATTAATAGTGTTATCAGCCCCAAGAGGCATAATTCTTGGATTAAACGCATGGTAGCCCTGCATAAACTACTAAAAACATTATGTCTGAACAAGACGAACAGGTATTAGATGCCACAAATTCTAACGAGGAACTAGACCTCGAATTAGACCTAGACGACACAGAGGATGTCGAAGCAGTAGAGGAGAAAACTTATTCTGAATCACAATTCAAACAAGTTCTCGCTAGAGCTAAAAAAGCAGAAGCTGAAGCTAAGGCGTTAAAACCAAAGCAAGGTGATGCCACTCAAAACATTAACAACAACAACCTTTCTGAAGAATCTATAGACATTAAAATTCTAAAGTCACAAGGAATGAGCGACGAGCTACTCAAGGAATTAACTGACATTTCTAAATTAAGAAATAAATCACCCCTTGAAATGCAATTAGACCCATTATTTTTGGCGATTAAGAAGCAACGTGAAGATGAAGCTAAGTTTTCAAAAGCTAAGCTTGGAGCATCACGAGGTTCAGGACAAGTGAAGAAGGATAAAAGCGTAAGCTCACCTGGACTCACAGACTCCGAACACAAAGCACTATGGAGAGAGCAGAATGGTAATTAACATTTAATTTTATGGCATTAGGAACAGATGGATTTACAGGAGGAAATGGTGGCGATTTAACAGTCGACATCCCTTTACTGTGGGGTTCAAAAATTAACGATTACTTCAGATACAAACTTAAGTTAGCAGCATTCTTCATTGACCGNTCAGAAGANCTANNAGAAGGAGGAGCAGCAATTTACACACCAAACCTTTCAGCATTANCAACAAGCNACAAAAGNAGTAAACGCACANNTTACTCTTTCTTCACCTCTTTACACAAATGTGACTCTAAATGTATCAACATGGAGAGAAGCATCTTTCGTTATCGAGGACAGAGAGGCAGCTCAAGTTAAAAAGAGCTACTACATCCAAGACAAAATTTCAAAGGGTGGAGCATGGGAAGTTGCACAAGATTTGGAAGACGCTATTGCAGCATTGTTCACAGGAATCACTACAAACGTAGTAGGACTTGGAACTGCTAACATGGCTGACTCTTCAATCCTTGCAGGTATTTCAGTTCTTGAAACTCTTGGAGTTGAAGTTTACGGTGGAGATACAGCATTTATCTTTCACCCTAACACTTTCTACCGACAAATTGGTTCAGTAGACAAGTTGTCATTATGGCAAAATACAAAAAGCGAGGAACCACGAACAAAAGCTCCAACACCTATGCTTTATGGTATTCCAGTTATCGTTTCACCAGCAGTTCCTGTAGGTACAGGAGCCGTAGGAGATAACGGTGCTAGAATTAACTTACTTGCACACAAGGATACTTTCCACTGGGCACGTCTATCTATGCCTGTTAAGGCTAAGATGGGTATGGTCGGAGAAGAAGGTGTTCGAGTACAGCAATCATACGTTCACGAATATCTTGGTGACTTGGTTACAATCGACCTATGTTACGGAGTAGTTGAGAACAGAGATGACTCAGCAGTAAAAATGAGAAGCCATTCAATCGCAGCAGGACTATAGTACAAATTAATATTTGGCAAGAACCACCTTCGGGTGGTTTTTTGTTTGTTTGTTTTTTTCTTTATGATATAATAAAGCAAATGTCAGGAAATATAAATATAAGTGGTCACATGGCAAGAAAAAGTGTTGTAAAAGACACTGGAGGTAATATCATCAATCTACTAGATGAAACTAATGGCGGTTATATTATTCGTAATAGACAAATAGTAAACCCTGAACGATATGCAGAACTACAAAAGCTGGAGGAGGATAGAAAAATAGCAGCACAAGCAATCCTTCATCAGGTCGAGAGTCCAAATGCTGAAATGCGAAACATGCCAGCCAATCAAGCACAAGAAAAAGTAGGTAAGCTTGAGGAACTGGAGAAAAGACTAGACGGACAGGACTCCAAGCTTGATGCGATATTATTAGCCCTTAACAAAAAATAAACATGTCAGAAATATTAACAGGTAGAGAAGAAGCTCGATTAATTCGAGAGAAAGGACAAGAAGTAGAACAACCTAAAGTAGAAAAGAAAGAAAAAAAAGAAACTAAGAAGAATAAATAATGAAAATACTGTTCTTAAACGGTCAATACCCATTTTGCTACTACTATAGAGGCTATTTGCCAGCCGTCTATGGTGGTAATATGGCGGTAGAAGACTTTATGAGAAAGGATATGAAGGTTTCATCAGAACACCTAAAAGCAATGTCGGAGAAAGCAGACGTGATAGTTTTTCAAAGACCAAGTGACAAGAAAAGTCTTGAACTAGCCACCCTTCTTAAAAAGAAAGGAAAGAAAATCATATTTGAGAATGATGACACTTATTCAGCAATCCCTCTAGAGCGATTAGATAACGACGCTCAAAGAAAGGTTGCCGAAGAAATGAACCAAAATCTTAATGAGTTCTTGGCTATATCAGATGGAGTAATAGCCTCAACTGAAGTTCTGGCTAAAGAGTATGCTTTGATAAACCCTAATGTATGTGTTCTTAAAAACACGATAGACCCACTAGATGAAATACCTTGTAAAGAAAATACCACAGGTAAGTTTCGTGTAGGTCTTATAGGTTCAGTAACAACAAATGATGACTACTTTCACATTAAAGAAGATTTAAGGAAGCTAGACGAAAGAGGTGACGTAACGATTGTAATTCTAGGTGTAAAGTTTCAAGATGGAACTCACCTACCTATTATGCAAGAGGATTATGACTTCTGGGCTTCATTAAAGAACATAGAGTGGCATACCTATTGCCATGTCACTGAATACTTTTCAAACGTGGCAGAATTAGCCTTAGATGTGGCGATAATTCCTCGCAAGGAGCATTATTTTAATCAGTGTAAGAGTAACCTTAAATTCTTGGAGATGTCGCTACTTAAAATCCCTGTAATCGCTCAAGGATTTAGTGATGGCACTAGCCCATATCAAGGAATAGACGAAGAATACATGACAGTTTTAACAAATAATAATTGGTACAATGAAATCATCAAAATCAAAGAAAATAGTAAAGAAGCCAAAGAAAAAGCCAGCAAAGCCTACCTCTGGGTACTAAAGAATTACAGTATCAAAGAATATGCAAAGGTTTGGACAGAAAAGATTAACAATTTAATTAAATAAACATGAATATCAATAAAGAATTACTATCAGAGAAAAATTACACAGGAACTCGCCTTATAGAAATAAACAATGACGTTATCAGAAAGCTACAAGATGAGATACAAATACTGGTAGACGAAATTCAGCCTGTAAACGATAAACTAGGTAAAGAATACTACGCTGTGGTAGACCCTTGGTATCAAGAAGCTCTAAAGAAGCAAGAAGAAGTCAAAGCACTTAAAGAAAAGATTAAAGAAGTTGCCGATAAGTATGAAAAAGACACAGACTTTATTGAAGCGAATGGACAAAAGGTACAACTTATTAAAAACAAGATGGTGCCTATTATCAACAAAGAAGTTGAAGGACAGCTTGAGGAGTTTGAGAAAGCTATGCACACAGTAGTTAAAGACCATAAACTATTTGTGGAGGTTCAAGATGAAATTGAGGAGAAGATTAAACTTATCAGAGCACAGAAAAGTAAAAGAAGGCTTAAATGAGAGGAGTTATTCTTGCAGGAGGGAATGGTACAAGGTTAAGACCGCTTACTTATATAACAAATAAGCACTTGCTACCTGTATATGACAAGCCTATGATTCTCTACCCTATCCAAACCTTAAAGGAAATGGGAGTAACTGATATATTGATCACCTCAGGTGGTAATCATCTAGGAGGCTTTATTGACTTTCTAGGCGATGGTTCTGATTACGGAGTAAACTTAACCTATAAAGTTCAAAAAGAAGCAGGAGGGATTGCACAAGCATTACTTCTTGCTAAAGATTTTGTAGGAGAACACTTTGCTGTAATACTAGGAGATAATATCTTTGAAGATAATCTCTTTGGAGAATCCCTAATACCCCCAAAAGGATGTGGTATTGTCCTAAAAGAAGTTGAAGATGCCTCTAGGTTTGGAGTATTCCATAACGGAAAAATAATAGAGAAGCCAACTAACCCAGAGTCAAAACTAGCTGTAACAGGTCTTTACTTTTACACAAAAGAAATATTTTTATTCATAGAAAAGTTGAAGCCTTCAGGTAGAGGAGAGTTAGAGATAACAGATGTAAACAACTGGTGTCTTGATAACCTTGAAATGACAACAACTATATTTGATGGTTTTTGGTCTGACGCTGGAACACATGAATCATTATTAAATAGTTCAAAATGGGCTTATGATAAATCCAGATAAACTATCAGGAAGACTTGGCAATAAAATGTTTCAATTAGCCTACTTATTCTCACAAGAAAAGAAAGGGTTGATTAAAGATATTTATGTCCAAGACCCTGCATTGTTTGAAGATGTAATTCCCTACCTAAAAGCACAGTATGGAGTTGGAGTAGTCCCTAATGANTATGTAGCAATCCATGTTAGACGTGGCGACTATGTAAACAATTCATATTACACTGACCTTAGCAAGACTGACTACTATGAACGAGCAATGAAAGAGTTTCCCGATGCTAGGTTCAAAGTATTTTCAGATGACATTATCTCAATGGAAACTGTGCCTATTTTCAAAGACTGTGAGTTTTCTTACGGTAATGAACTAGAAGACTTTAATTTCATGGCAGGTGCTAAAGGAATAATCATGGCAAATTCTAGCTTCTCTTGGTGGGCGGCTTTCTTAAACAAAGGAAAAGTAATAGCACCCCTTAAATGGTATTCAGATAATAATCAAGAACGTACTAAACTAATGCCCGAATGGAAAAGACTATAACTATTGTAATCCCTTGCTATGAAATGAACGGTAAAGGTGCAGAATACCTTAACCGAGCACTCAATTCTCTAGAAAAACAAAGCTATAAAAACTTTGCGGTTATCGTAGTGGATAATTCAAAAGATGAATCGCTTAAAGATGTATTCCAAAAATACTTTTTAGATTATATGTATATTAAGAACCCAAATGGGAACTGTACTAAGAACCTAAATGTAGGCATAAAACACGCCACAGGCTCTCTTATTCGCTTTCTCGCACAAGATGACTACCTAGCACACGAACACGCCTTAAAAGACACTGTAGAGGCTTTCAAAAGCAACTGGCTCATAGTAGGGTGCTCAAATAACCCTAAGCCTTATTGGACAGGAGATATTCATAAAGGAAACAACAAACTAGGCGGTCCGAGTTGCCTTACAATTAAGAATGAAAATCCTTTTTTATTTGCAGAAAACTTAACGTGGATGTTTGACTGTGATTACTATAAACACCTTTTCTTACGATATGGAGAACCTACAATACTTGATGGAGTAAATGTAGAAATAGGTATTGGAGAACATCAATTAACAGATACGCTCTCATCTTCAATTAAAAGAGATGAGGTGTTAAGATTAAGAGAAATATATGATTAACGAAATACTACAAAGTAAGGTTAAGACTTCAAGCGACATTAACGAACACCTTTTAGCGTTAAGAGATTTGAGCAAAGAATGTACTCACATCACAGAGCTTGGAGTAAGAGGAATTGTCTCAACGTGGGCTTTCCTTGCAGGACTAAAGAAAGGTGGGAAGTTAGTATCAATAGATATTCTACACCCTAGTGCATATGGAGGTGATATTACAGAAGTAGAAAGACATGCTAAAGAATCGGGAATTGACTTTGAGTTTATCGAAGAAGATACGACTAATATGGAG